CCACTCGATATTCGGTCGTGGACTTGCGCTAACTGTGGATCGAACCACGACCGAGATATCAACGCTGCGCGAAATATACGGCAGGAAGCCGTTAGAATGATACTGGCGGGCGGAACGCCCGCTACTGCCACTGGAGGCAATGTAAGACGTATCCCAGGACGCAGGCCCAGGAATATGCGGTTGCCGTTGAAGGTGGAAGCTCCGGCCTTTAGGCCGGGGTAGTTCACAGAGAAAGGTTCAATGTGAGGCCACAAACTCCTTGTAATCTAGCAATATGAGTTTCGACAAAAATGCTGAATCGGCCTTGGCTCGCCGTTCGCTGCTAGACTTCGCCACGCTCATGTATCCCCGTTTTTCTTCTCCACCACATATTCGTCTCATTGCCGGACTGCTTGAAGAGATCGAATACGGTAAGCGAATCCGGCTCGGGCTGTCGGTTGGAGTTCGTCACGGAAAAAGCGTCCTTACTAGCCAATTATTTGCGGCTTGGTATCTTGGACGACATCCAGACAGGAATGTTATTCTAGCATCCCACAGCGAAGATTTAGCAACTCGAAATTCTCGCGTTGCTAAGCACTTTTTAGAGGATGACCGTTGGCCGTTTCCGAATGTTAAGCTATCGAGTGATTCGACTGCCGCTGCTCGATGGAATACCACTGCTGGAGGTGGTGCGTATGGTATCGGCGTTGGCGGAAATGTCACAGGCAGGGGTTGCGACCTATGTCTGATCGATGACGCACTTCACGACGGTCTATCAGAGGGAGAACGAGAAGCAACGTATCTTTGGTATAGTGAAGTAATGACACCTCGCCTTGAACCAGGCGCTGCTGTGGTGTTAATTGGTGCACGCTTCGCCGAAGATGACCTGTTAGGCCGGATACTCGAAAGCGAAGACGGCCCGAACTGGGTCCGCAATATCGTCAATTTACCAGCACTCGCTATTGAAGGTGAAGTGGATCCTCTTGGGCGAGCACCAGGGGAAGCATTGTGGCCAGAACGATTCAGCGCTGACGAGCTTAATATGCGTCGTGTGTCGATGGGATCAAAAGCATTCGAAGCGCAATTTCAACAGCGTCCAAGGCCGGCGGGAGGAGCGGTATTCAAAGAGGCATGGATGAATCGGCGGTATCGGTTTGGCGACCATCCAGAGGGCTTGCGGATTATTCAGAGTATCGATAGTGCATGGAAGGAATCGGTCAGTGCAGACTGGAGCGTAATCGCGACTTGGGGTGCGACGAAGACGCACTTCTACTTACTCGACGTATGGCGTCAGCAGTGTGAGTTCCCGAAGCTGAAGGCAGCCGTGCTGGCGCAGCGAGCGCTCTGGGAGCCTATTGAGATCGTCGTCGAGCAGGCAGCTAGCGGTTGGGCGATCGTGCAATCGTTACGCGATGAAACAAGTTTTCCGTTTATCGGAATTCCGAGTACGTCGAGTAAGATATCGCGAGCGGAAGCCGTAAGCCCGTTATTCGAGGCTGGCAGAATCGTGCTTCCGGATAACGCACCCTGGTTGCCGATTTGGTTCAATGAGCACATTCGATTTCCGAGTCGCGCCGTTAAAGACGATTGCGTTGACACGACTTCGTTAGCGCTTAATAGATTAGCGAAGTGGTCGCAAGGGGGCGGCGATTGGTATTGGGGAACGTTATCGACGGTAGCTAACCCGGATGCGGATAAGCGTATTTTTACAAGAAACGGCGTGTACGAGCCGCCGCCTCCGAAGCCCGTAAAGGCATCGCCGTTCGTGTGGCCGAAGGGCGTGAACCCCGCGAAACCGAAACCCGGGAATAGCCCGCTCCCGGGGAAATGGTAAGCGAATACGGGTATGGTATAATCACGGAATGAAGATATCGGCTACAGCGATCGGTTCACACGAACACCCTAATGGCGGCGAAACGAACGACTGGCTGACGCCGCAATGGGTGCTTGACGCGCTCGGTCCATTCGATCTTGATCCGTGCGCTTCTGAGTCGGCTCCATCACGTGTAGCTCCACGCTATTATACTTGGCGAGAAGATGGGTTAGCGCAGGATTGGTGGGAGGCATTCGTGTTCGTGAATCCTCCTTATAGCAATCATATTGGTCGATGGTTGACACGGCTTGCGGACCACGGTAACGGAATAGCTCTCGTATTCGCTCGCACTGAAACAAAAGCAATGAACGCAAACCTTCAGCGTGCAACAAGTATCCTGTTTCCTGAAGGCAGACTGACATTTGTTCGAGCGAACGGAGGACGGCCGACAAGCAACGCTGGAGCGCCATCTATACTCGTCGCCTACGGTAAGGTTGCTGCTGAACGGCTGCACGATAGCAGTATTCCTGGGTTCATTATGCGGCCCGACCCAAGCGTTCGTAAATGCGGCAAGTCTGAGCTTCTAGATTTCGACGAAAGGTAAAAATATGGCAAAACTAAACGATATTCTAGTGATAGAGTGCGTTGGCACCGAAGTTGTTGAGTCGGCAAAAGAAGCGCTCGCCCGTCCGAATGGAGAAAGGACGGAATACAATATAGATAAGGCGATGTACGTGTGTCGGCGTCTGTTGCTTGCTGTTGAATCAATGGAACCATAAAGGAGCGCGCAGATGGCAATCGTAAAGTACATCGTCGGGTTCGACGGACTCGCGAGGGCGTTGGCGCGGGTCGCGATCGAGGAGCCGATCGTCATAGAGGAGTGCATGCGGCTATCGAGCGGGATTATGAAGGAAAATGTAAAGAAGACGATAGGCGATGTAAGTAAACTGAAGGCGTTAGCGCAGTATACCCAGGATGAACGGATCGCGATGAATTACCCCCCTGACTTGCCCTTGCTCCGGGATGGCTCGCTTTTACGCGACCATATCGAGAGCACGCATACGCCAACGACAGCGAGTGTCGGATCCGCTGAACCCGTTCAGCTATACTCGGAAACCGGTTCAATTAACGTCCGTTTTAATACCACAAATCCGCCACGGCCGGCGCTGAAAATCGGCTGCCTTTCGAGCGAAAAAGAGGTGGTTACGGTGTTTGAGAATGGCATCGGGATATTGTTGCGGTAAGCACCGGAGTACGGTATACTTGATCGCGATGAAGGTGCGCTTTATTTCATTATTCTGCGGTATCGGAAACGCGGATGCTGGTATGTACGCGGCTGCAGCTGACCTCGGAATAGAAGTCGAGTGCGTTGGAGCCTACGATTCCTGGGATAAGGCCGTCGATATCTATAATCGTAACATGCCGCACCCGGTCGCGGTTGTCGCGGACGTAAAGCGCATGACGCACGCCGATCTTCCTCCGCACGACCTTGTTATCGGAGGTCCGCCGTGTCAAGCGCATTCTCTTGCGGGATTACGGAAGTGTAAGTGCCATCTTGGCGGGCACGTTGACCCTTCTTGCTGTCTTGCCGACTTCCTACGGTTAGCAGGCGATACACCATACCTTATGGAGAACGTTGTTTCGCGGTTAATAAACGCTCCGTTTTCGGTTAAACTTAACGCATTTCATTTTTCTGATGTTACGACGCGAAAGCGCTGGTTTTATAGCAACTATCTGTTGCACGTACTTGAGACGCCGGGTCCTCTCCGATTTGGAGACATTCGGGACCATGAAGCCGATCGGATCGCGATTGCGAAGCGCAAAAACGGATTAACTGAAATGGATATAGCTGTTGAGCGCAAGAAGGCTATTGAGTGTGTTAGGCAAGGGCAGAATTATACATTTCCGCCGAGAGGCGATGCGGATGCTCTAGGCTCTCTAGGCTCTACGAGTTCGCACCGTCTTCAGTCGGGTTCTACGCTTGTTGAGATCATTCCCGAAGATGGCGCGTGTGGATCGCTAACGCAGTCCTCGTTTCACGGTCACAAGAACAACGGTAGTGGAAACCCGACAGAGCGGATGCGTTCCGTCGGCCAATCGAAACCTACCCAAGACGACGATGCGCTTGGCTCACTAACGAGCGGCAAGGGCGGATCGACGGGGTTCCTCAAAGTCGGACTATGCGGCCACTCTGCCTCTGCCTCTGCCTCTGCCTCTGCCTTCGACGATGATGAACCGATCGGTTCGCTAATCGCAAATAGTTGGCACGGGAATGAGATAAGCAAACTCGGCCCGTCAGTCAGGTGTTCGTCACTGCTCGAGATGGCTCGCGCGCATTCGATTCCCGACACATTCGATTGGGGGCGTATGACGAAGACCGATCGCGGAAAGGCAATCGCGAACAACTGGCCCAGGGGAATGGCAGCCGCTGTCTGCCGCGCGATGCTGGTAGCCATTGGAGCGATAGGGTGACGTTATCGAACCCCGACCTCGTTTCGCGGGTGTTTTGGTGTGCGTGTATCGGGTGCGAGAATTTCTGCGTGGTGCTGGTGCTGCCCGAAGACGACAGGACGTGGTGCGACGAGTGTTCGCATGAGTTTTTCGCGCATGAAGGACATTTGTAGCAGTCTCGCGGAATCGCCTGAAACGGGCCACTCGCCC